GTCAAGTGGTCAATCGCCATGGGTTCACCCCTATGGAGAAGGCACTTGAGCAAGGCTCCGTTACCTCCCAAAGGAGTTACTGGAATCTTGGGAACCGCAGTGTACCCCTTTACCAAGGGCACCTGCAGATCCTCATCCATCCGATGAGAGTCAAAACCAAGATACGAACGGTAGCCTATGCTAGGCGACGAAGGCAGCACTCGAGGCGGCTTGATGAACCGCTCGATTACGGTCTCCAAGTGTCTGGCAGTGTGCCACATCAGGGACTCATAGAAATTGTTCCTGAGTGCGACACACGACACTAAGGCCTCCACGTCTGCCCGTTGCGCAGGGAGTACGCGTCGGACACGAACGATTGAAACGTCCGTGCCCTCGTAATACTCCTTGCCACAAGACTCCCTGAACTTTCCAGTCCAGAAAGACTTGGAGAGGTTCACTCGAGCCCCAAAAGTCTCGAGTGAACGTACAACGGGAGACACCATATCTGTGGGAACGATTATGTCGTCCCCATAGACTCGCACCCGCCCGATATAGTCCTTAATAGACTTTCGGGTAAGACGGCGCTTGTGTCCTGTCTCAATCCCAACGAAGATGCAGGTCAGAAAGACCATTGCCTCAAAGGGAAAGCACAGGGCAGAACCCATCGACGCGAACTTGGCTAGGCGGATTACGCCATAACCAGGTACATCAGCTTTGCGCGAGCGAGTGGCATCCACGGCACTGGTAAGCCATGGATACCGACGAAGCAGGCGACGTACGAGCTGATTAGAGACGCGGTCTGATGCCTCGGAGAGATCCAAGGTAGCAAGGGATCCATCTAAAGATCCCTTGCACGCAAGCTCCTGGTTAGGAGTTTGATCATCTAGACCCATTAGCTCATAAAGGACCTCATCCCTCCTGAGCTGATCAACGATCACCCCAAGTAGGGCCTGCTGCATATATTGCATGCAAGCCGGTTCTATGGCGATGATTCGTGGCGACTTTAGCGTCTTAGGAACGGTGACGACCCTTACGGGTCGTTCCCGCCCAGGTTCGCGAGTGTCCACACGCTGGGCTTCGCGCCAATTAGAGCGCGAAGGGAATAAATACTCAGAGGCTGGAAAGATCATCTCCAGCCTCTCAGTCCATTCCCGAAGGTTCCACTTCCGGTTGCCTTTTAGGCCTTCGGCGGTGGTTCCAGGACCATGGCGTGGCAGAACGGAGCCGTCGTGAACCTCTCGGTCCACGCGACTAAGGAACTCCCCAAACAGTAGAGTCCCAAGACGATCAAAAGCGTCAAGAGACTCACTAGAAAGGGTCCTATCCGTTTCACG